TGCCCTCGTACATGCCCGCGCGGATCCCGGAGAGAATATTCTGGCAAACCTGCTCGAGGTAATCCTGTTGCGCCTCGACGCCCTCCAGCCGGAGGTCCATCACAGCGCCGCTCACTTGACGGTCTCCGTGTAGGTCCGGTTGATGCGGGTGACCTTATCTGCGCGATCATCGGCGCGTTTGTCGAGCGACGGCATAGTGCGCGAGTACTTCTCCACCACGCGCGCGGTGTTATCCGGCATGGCAGCCTGCTTGTCGTACGTGATGTGTTCGCCGCCGGCCTCGCGCTGCGAGTTGACGCCAGCGCCGGGACGGCCCTTGTAACGCAGGCAGACCCACTCGATGACAGCCTGCGCGACGTCGAGCGGAGCATCCGCATAGCCCGCCGTGTAGGTGATGGCGACGGGAGCGAGGTCGGGGAAGACTTCGCCGCCGGCGAGATAGATCTGATTCAGATGCTCCGGGTCAAGCTCATCCTCGAAGTAGTAGCCAGCGGCAATGCGATCCGGCGACACGGCGAGGCTGGTACCGGAAACCGAGATGGATGCGATGGCCGTGATGGGCCAGTGGCGCACGGCGATGCGGCAGTTGCCGTCACCCTCGCGCACCTCGGTGTAAGTGGCCGTCAGGAAGTCGGTGCGGCTGATCGCGCGCAGGAAGTCGGCAGATGTCGCCGAGACCAGGTCGGTGAGGACATCGTTCGATCCGTCGGCAGCGATGGCAAGCCACGCCTTGACATCTTCGAGAGTAGTGAGGTCGCCTGCGGCCATTTAGCTGACTCGATTCATGTACGGGCTGAGCATGTCGCGGACGATAGCGGGCGGCTTGTTCTCCATCGGGTAGCCGTCGCGGAGGAACTGGGCGAGCAACAGGATCGCATCGAGGATCGGCGCGGGAACGCTTGCGCCGGTGTCCCCATAGCCGCAGATGAAGGTGACGGTGATGCTGTCTAGAATTGGCAGGTTCGGCGGCCAGACCAAAGGCCACGGCGGCTCAATCAGCGCAGGCTGCGTCTCGCTGCCTGGAGAGATCGACAGTCCCCACGGAGCGTTCGTAAAGTTGGTGGCTATGTTGCTTCCGGGCTGCGTTGCCGGTGGCACCAGGACGGGAGCGGTGATGTTCTGAAGGTTCTCAGCCCAATCCGTATAGGTGAACGACAGCAGCGATTGAAACGGCGGCTTGGGCAGCCAGAACGCATGCTCCCGAAGATGATGGGCGTAGCGCTCGCCGGCGCGAGGCCAGCGGTTGAAGGTCATTGCCCACGTTTGGGCAAGGAACGCGCGCCGAGTCGTGTTCTCGCACATGGAGCGCGCGGAACGGATGAAGCGGCGGAGCTGCTGCGTGTTAGCCAGATCCTTGACGTGGTCGGTATCTTCGACCGGCGACAGTCCGCACTGGAGCTTGAGATCGTGCAGCGAGACAGGCTCGACAGCAGGCCCGGTGATGAGCTTGATTGGCATCAGACACCGACCTTGGCTGGTTTCGCAGGCTTGGCTGTTTTGGGCGCTTCGACAGCAGCGGCCGGAGTGGTCGCCTCAACTTCGGCGTGGATTGGCGCATTGGGATCGATGGCTTCGCCGCGCTCGATCAGTCCGAGGGCATGATGCGGGCGCACATCGCGAATCTCGCCGGCGTAGCTGCCAATCATCATCATAACTTCCATCGGAGGCCTTCAAAAAGGGTGGGGCGGCGATAACCTGCCGCCCCTGCCGGTTGTAATGCTAGACGGTTGCGGTCTGGTTGCTCTCGCCCTGGTAGCGGACGCCGGTCAGGACGGCGACTGCGGAGGCCATATCGACGTTGGTACCGTCGGCGATGGCCAACTGCAGGTAGGGGCTGCCCGGGGGCAACTGATCGGCCTGCACATGCAGCACGTCGATGGTGTTGGGTACGTCGCTGGGCACATACCCGGCTGCCGTTACCGCTGACCGCGCTGCGAGCACATCGTTTCCGGCGCCAGCCAGCAACTGCTGGTAGCGGTCGAACGCGATGGGCGTCGGGTTTGCGCCGGCCTCGCTGGTGCATGCGTTGAGGGTGACAGCACCCTGCGCGGCGGCAAGTGCGCCCCACGCGATGATGACGTTAGCCTTGGCTGCGTTCTTCAGGCTGAATACAAGCCCCGTAACGCCACCGGAGATGCTGGCCGGGTTGAGGGCGGGGACGATGTGCCCCTCCACTGCGAGATTGATACCACGAGCTCCCATGGTGTTTCCTTTCCCGGCATGGCCGGAGTGTGCGAGCGGGGCGATCTACTGCGCCCCACTCACGGTTTTGGGTTGAAGTTGAGGAGCCCGCGAACTAAGTACGGGTTGCGAGGACAACGAACGGGCTGACCTTGTTCGCCGAGTTGTTCTGCGTAACCGGCTTGTCCCAGAGGGGCGCGCCATCGTTGCGCAGCGTCCAGCGGAAGACCTGCTGGTCGGTCAGGAACTGCACGTGGATGCTGCTCTGGAACTGGACGCCGTTGCGCTCGCCGATGATGTACTGATCGAAGTCGGCGAGGACGATGTCACCCTGCGTTCCGAGAACGGCAGTCTGCTCCACCGGGATAACCGGGAAGCCGAGCATCATGCCGTACTTGGTGTTGTTGCTGCCTTGACCCGGAGGCGTGTAGAGCGCAACGTTGGTGCCGGCGGTTCCGGCGATCGTGAGCGTGGAGAGGATCGCTTCCGAGTCCGGCCCGACGAAGAACGCGGCGTTGGGCCGGCTGCGCACCCAGAGCTGCTTGCGCATGTTGAGGATGTTGGACGTGGTGATGGGGTTGGCGTCCAGAGTCTGACCGGCATCCTTCGCCACAACCACGGCCGCGCCGGAGTTGAGCGCGCCGAGGAACTGGCCCGCGCCAGTGCCGTTGAGGATTTCGTTGTCGATCACCCAGGAGAAAGCATCCGGGAAGTAATCGTTGATCTCCGCCTGCAACGCAGGTGCGTCTTCCAGAACCTCGTCGCTGGCCATATAGAAGCCCAGCAGCTTGTTCGCGTTCAGTTCGGTGCGGCGCAGCTTCAGCTTGCTGAAGTTGATGCTCGCAGCCTCTGCGGCGCGCACTACGAGGATGCCAGCGCCAGCCGGACCGCCAACGCGGTTCGCGTCGTCGATGCCGTTCAGCACCAGGCGGGGCGAGCTCATAGGACGCAGACGGCAACGGCTGGAGATGATGCCAGCCTGCACGGTGCGGGTGAGCAGATCGGGAGCCACGTCGGTTCCGACCAGGAAGCCGCCCTCGGTGTCGATGGTCTCGTTCTGACCGGTTGCGGTGGCGAACAGACGCTCGTCACGAACGCGACCTTGGGAGACAGCATAGTTTTTGACCGCGAGGAGCTGCTCGCCGAGCGTGGAGAACTTCTGCTTCGAAGCTTCCGGCGCGGAGACTTCAGCCTGGACGGCGGGCGCGATGCGTTCGGCATCCAGCATCTGCTGGGCGCGGGCGATATTGGTGTCGAAAGTGGCGACGCTCGCCATCAGAGCGTCGTACTGCGCGCCCGCCTCGGTAGTCATAACGCCACCCGCAGCAGCGGCATGAAGCGCCTTGGCTGCGTTGTATGCGTCGGTTCGATCCTGCCGCAACTTCTTGATATCCACGGTTATCTCCTTGTGGGTGGTTGAAGGGTTGAGGTTGACTGGGACGTTACGGCAGGAGACACGCGATTGGGCGCGCAGCTTTGTAAGCCACAGGATGCCGACAGCGGTCGCTGCCGGAAATTCTCGGGTTGATGAGCGGGTTAGAGGGCGTGTGCGAAGAGTTGAAGCTCGCGCTCCCGGTGGGCGTGGGCAATCTGCGCCTGCAAGGCCTTCGCTTTGCCGTTGCGCTTATCGACAGCAGAAGAACATCCACAACTGGCGAGGTCGCAATCGGTGGTCTCGCACTCGCCGCAGTTTCCATCGCTGCAGGGATCGCAGTCGCAGGTGCAGCCGTCGCCGTCTACATCCGCGTCTGCCTGGACACTGCCAGCGAGCGCCATGGGCTGCACAGCGCCGCTATGAGCCTGCGACGATGCCGACGGAGTCCGGCTGACTCCGAAGCGCGCCAGCACGCCATCCAGCGTTCCAATACTGTCTGCCATGCCGCTCGACACCGCCTTCTGAGCGTTGAAGACTTTGCCCTGACCGAGTTTCGCGGCCACGTCGGAGACTTTCATCCTGCGCCCCTGCGCGACGGCTTTGTCGAAGCTGATACCGACCGCGTCCACCCGGGCTTGCAGCTCGGCGCGAGCGTCGTCATCCAGCGGCCCGAGGCTGTTTCCCTGAACCTTGTTCGCGCCGTAGGAGATCAGCGTGGTATTGACGCCTTTCTGCTCAAGCTGCTTGGACAGGTCCTCGTGCACCGTGTACACACCGATCGCGCCGGTGAGCGACGACGGGCTGACAACGATTTCACTGCACGCGGACGCAATCCAGTAGGCGCTTGACGCGCAGAGGCAATCGGAAACAGCGATGATCTTTTTGCCGCTGGTCTTGCGGGCTGCGAGGATCTCGCTGGCCAGCTCCGCCACGCCAGCCACCGCGCCGCCGGGAGAGTCAACATCGATGATGATCGCGGATACGCCGGGATCGTTCAGCGCCTGGCGGAATTGCGCCGTGAACTGCTCGACCGAAGTACCCCGCGGGCCGGAGATGTCGCCCATCATGTTGCCGCGCTGCATGATCAAGCCGAAGAGTGGAAGCACGGCAACCGCGCCGCCGGAGGATGCAGACACATTCTGCGCCCGGGCCGAGGCCTCGACTGCGGAGGCTTTGATCTTGGCGACGACGTTCAGTTCCGGCTCAAGTCCCTGCGCTTTGAGTTGCAGGAAGCCGACGATGGCCATCAGCTTTTCAGGCTGGACACCCCAAACCTCGGACGCGACCGCCCCAAGGATGTGACTGTACGACTTGCTCATGCTGCCTCCGTGCGCGGATCCGTGCGGTTGTGGGTGATGAGTGCCTTGACGATGCCGAGCTGCGCGGCGCGAGCCTGCTCTTTGTCCGCTTCCTCGGGATCGTCTTCGCTATCGCTTCCGCCCTGCGTTGGATCGGTTGCGTCGTTCTCGTCCTCGTCTTCGGGAACGCCGACGCTGGTCGATGTGGGCGGAGTAGTCGCGGGTTGGCGGCTGGTGAGGCCCCAGTTGAGCGGATTCCAGAAGAGCTTGCCCGTCCCATCGGGGATCGGCCCCATATCTTCCAGTTCGCGGCCTTCGTCGGCGCACATCCAGCCGATTCCGGCGAGCGCCTGGTAGAACTCCGCGCGGGTTGCAGCATCGCCGCGCATCAGAGACGCAACGGAGAACTTCGGGAAGAACCGCGCTGTATTCGTCACCAGCGAGCGAGAGATATCCTGCTCCGCCGCGATGACTTGCGGCAACACGCGCTGCTGGACGTCCATCAGGTTGAACTGCTCCGTACTGGCGAAGGTCGCAGCCTTGCCCGCGTCGACACCGACCGTGTGAGGCAGAACCCCCATCAGCGAGCAGATTTGCTGATCGGAGAGCTTGCCAGCCTCGATCAGTTGCGCCTGGACGGGCGTGAATCCCAGCGACTTCATGTCCATACCCTGGGGCAGAAGATAGGGGCGTCCAGCGTTCACGCCAGTGCGGGCCTTGCGGACACTCTCTACAAAGTCGTCTTCATCCTCGACCGTCTTGAAATCCGCGCCAGTGAAAATAGCGCCGGGGGTTGCATCGTTGCGCATGAAGCGGGCCGTGTAATCCTGCCGCTGCAGGCCGAGGCCGATGGCTTCACATCCAACCTCGATGCGCGATGTCCCAACGCCAACTTCGTCCACATTCTCACGGCGGTGGAACACTTCGTCCTGCATGAGGATGCGCACCGAATTGGTGAGCGGATCGGTGTAGCGGTAGCGCAGGCGGCCCGAGCCCATAAGCCGCTCGACCTTGACCCGGTCGGGATGCATCGGCATCAACTCATCTACGGCGCCGCGCGCTCCGGGAATAATCTCCGCGTAGGAGTTGCCGCGCATGCACAGATGCGCTTCCATCATGAACCAGAACTCGAACGCCGACTGGATGTGATTCGGACGCGAGTAGAGCACGTCGTACAGCGGGTGGTTGGTCGCAGGCTTGTGTCCGCCCTTGCCGTCGTCAACCATCATCTTGCAGGGCAGCATCGCCACCGATGTGGCGCGCTTGGCAACGCAGGAGAAGAACACAGGCAGACGCTTCGCGGCATGCGGAGTGATGCGCATCCCACTCGCCGAGCGGCCATACCAGCTATTGTCGAACTGGCGCTCACTGAGACCTGCGATTCCAGCCGCGGAGTCTCCGCCAGTGGCGGCCATGATGCCCGAGGTGAAGGCAGAAAGAACACTCATTGACTCCGTTCCCTTCTGGCCTGCTCAAAGCCGCCGCCGTATCCGAGGATCGCCAACACAAGGCCAGCCGCAATGAAGCCGAGCGGATGCCACGCCAACCACAGGCCGAAGGCGACGACAGCCGCGCCGGCGAGAAATAGCAGGTTCCACAAGCAGGAGATGACAAGCTTCTTATTCAACAGACCCTCACTCGCGGAACCGTATACTGCCGTGCCGGTACCTGCATCGCACGGCCCAGCGCCATGGCCGCCGCCTGCATACCGTCAATCTTTTCCTTGCACTTGCTCTTATCGAACTTGATGTTCCCAGCGCCATCCACATTCGCGACGACATTGGAGGCCATCCAGCGCATCACCGGATTGCCACCGTGGCCCCACTTGCCGCCGAGCGCGAGTTCCATCATGCGCTTGCACGGAGCGTGCATATCGTTGAAGCCCTGACCCCACTTGATCATTGTGAAGCCGTCTTCCTCGAGGTCGCGGACTAGGTCGCTCGAGTTCCAACGGTCGTACACAATCTCCTTGATCCGGTACATCTCGGCCATCTCGCGGATCTTCTCGCGGATCACTCGGTAGTCGATGATGCGGCCATTCTGGGTGAGGTTGAACAACTCCTGCCGCGCCCAAACGTCGTAAGGAACCCGGTCGCGCTTGACGCGGTCCTCAATGCTTTCCTCCGGCAGGAAGAACTCAGGCACAACCTTCCAGTAGTCGTCATCCGACTCGGGAGAGAACAACGCGACGAACGCGCTGATGTCCATCGTGGTCGACAGATCGAGAGAGCCAATCGCGCTCTTCCCCTTGAGAGCGGCCCGGTCGATGGTATGCCGGTTGGCGTCCCATACATGCATCGGCATCCAGGCAACCGCCGAAGCGGTCCACACCGACATACGGAAGCGCAGGAAGCTGTTGAGCGAGGCGGGATCATTCTTCGCCTTCGCCGCGGCCTCGCGCAGTTCCTTGATCTTGACCATAACCCCAAGTCCGGGGTTGGGCTTGATCCAATTACGTTCATCCTCCCAATCGTCATCCTTGTCGACGAGCCCATCGGCCTTGCGGTCGAGACCGCAGATCCATGCGAACCAGGTATCATCCTGGAA